ATTCTCCGAAGAAGAAATCAAAGTTGAGATGGCAACTGCCACTTTGACTGATGGAACAATCGTTGAATGGGAAGGTGAATTGGTTGTAGGAACTGCCATCTTTGTTCAAACTGCTGAAGGTTCAATCCCAGCACCTGATGCAACTCACGAAGTTGAAGGTGGTTTGTTGGTGACAACTGTTGACGGTATCGTTACTGAAATCGTTGAACCAGAAATTGAAATTGAGATTGAAGCCAAAGAAGAGTTTGCAACCGTATCTCATTTCAATGATGTTGTATCAAAGTTGGAAAGTGCAATCGCAGAATTGTCTGCAAAAGTTGTGGCTTTGTCTGCATCTAACACCCAGCACAAGGAAGCAATGAGCAAAGCAATTGATCTTATTGAGAAAGTTGCTGACTTACCAAGCGAAACCCCAATCAAAACTCCAGTTTCAAACAAAAAGAATGATCAGTTTGAAGCACTTAAAAAATTCAAAAACGCAATAAACAAATAAAACTATGTCATTTTCAGTAGGAACACTCGCTAATTACACCAACGAACAATCAACTGACTTGTTGGTAAAAGCTCTTTTCGGGAGCAAAACTGCAACCTTGTTGCAATCTTCTAACCAAGTTCAAGTAGGTGTTAAATCTGCATCTGCGTTGAACATCCTTGCTTCAACCGTTTTCTTCCAAGCCGATGGTTGTGGTTACAATCCAAGTGGTACAACTGCCTTCACTCAACGTAATATCACCGTTGGTGCAGTGAAAGTTGAAGAAACTCTTTGCCCAAAAACATTGGAAGCAAAGTGGATGCAAACACAAATCATGCCTGGTTCACCAACTATGATTCCTTTTGAAGAGCAAGTAGGTGCTGAAAAGGCTGCCGTTATTGCACAAACTTTGGAAGTTGCAATGTGGCAAGGTGATACCGCTTCTGGTAACCCTAACTTGAACCGTTTCGATGGTTTCAACAAAATCATTGCTGCCGCTTCTCCAGTATTGGCAAACTCTGCACCAACTACATTCGCTTCAATCACCGCTGCAAACATCGATGACATCTTGGATCAGGTTTACGCCAACATCCCTGCTGCCGTTGCTGAAAAAACTGACTTGGTTTGTTTCTTGGGAATTGATGCCTACAAATTGATGTTGGTAAACTTGAAGAACGCTAACTTGTTTCACTATGTTGCCGATGCTGCCACTTCAATGGAAATGGTTTACCCCGGTACTAACATGAAGTTGATCGCTGTTGGTGGTTTGAACGGAACTAACAAGATTGTTGCTGGTTCTTTGAGCAACTTCTTTATGGGTACTGACTTGATTGACGAGCAAGAAGAAGTGAAAATGTGGTATTCACAGGACAACGATGAGGTTCGTGTTCGTTTCACTTTCAAGGCTGGTGTTCAGGTTGCATTCCCCGGAGAAATCGTTTACTTCACCCTTTAATCTTCATAAAATATGCCCTGTTTACTCACACAAGGATTCACTCTTGACTGCAAGGATGCAGTCGGAGGCATCAAATCAATCCACCTTATCACTTGGGTTGATTCAAAATTCACAATTGCAAGTGGTGAAGTAACTGGCACAACCGTTGCAAGTGGTGATGTTTACGATTACGAGTTGCCGAAAGGTACTGGATCATTGACCATCACCACCAACGTATCTGTTGAGAACGGAACATCATTCAATCAATCGGATGTTGTTTTCAAACTTCGCAGATTGTCAACAACCAAGCGTAACGAAATGAAGCTCCTTGCTCAAGGTCGTTGCTATTGCATCGTTAAGAACAACAACGATGAGTATTGGTTGGTAGGCAAGGAGTACGGATGTGATGTGACTGCAATGGTTGCCAACACCGGTACTGCTATGGGAGATTCCAACGGTTATGAAGTTACTCTTTCCGCTATCGAAGCGGAAGCACCTTACAAATTGCAAAGTTCAGTTGTTACCGCTTTAGGTATCTAATTGATTCTTGTTTCATAGGTCGAATGGGGAGGGCAATTGCTCTCCCTTTTTTTGTTACATATTTTTACTCTCGCTATTTTGTAGAGATGTTGGTAATTGAAAAAGCGGAATCAAAGAATTGGTATTTGACCTTGACGGAAAAAGTCACGATTGCAAATCCATACTTCCTTTTCAACCTTACCCATCTATTGACTGATCAAGTGGTGAATGTAATCTTGACAGACATCTCAACTCACAAAGAAAGATACAATCAATTTGCAGTTGTTGAAGGCACGACATTCACTCTCTTAAATGGTGAGTACGAATACAAGGTTTATGCTCAAACATCGGCAATCAATACCAATCCATTACTTGCCAATGAGCTTGTTGAAACTGGTATCTTGAAATGTCAGTTGGTCGAGCAACCTGAAGTGTTCTATTCCCCAGCGTGAACAAACAACACGACATATTGCCAACATCACCCGTTGATGTCTTTGTTAAGTTGGCAACTCAAAATGCCGATATGTTCGTCACCCAAGATGGGGATTTTCTCGGATTTGAAGGTATTGCTTTCATTGATTCAAAAGAATACAAGCCTACGCTTGTACAGAAGCAATCTAATCGCACTTTATTAAGCAAAGTATATCAACCTACGCTGAACAAGAAAAAGATTGATTACACGCTCAATTTGAAAACCTACAATTTTGTAGAATCAAAGAAGCAAAGGAACATTTCACAAAGCGTTAAAAGTTATGTTCCCAGTTTAACGGCAAAACAAAACAACATAACCGAGAGTGCGAAGAGTTACACCCCCGGGTTGAACGAGACAATCATTCAAGATACATTTGATTTTTTGATGACTCAAGATTTACACTATTTGACAACTCAAGATGGTGACTATTTAGGATTTGACAAAATCTTTATTGGCTATTTACTTACAACAAACAACGAGTTTATGAGAACTCAAGACGGCAACTTTTTAGAATTATGAGCAACAAGAGAATAACAGACCTAACCGAACTAACCAATCCCACAACGGATGATGTCTTTCCAGTTGTTGACATAGCAACCAACACAACTACAAAGGTTCAATTAGGCAACTTGCCTGTTCCGAGTTCTGTGACAACTGCATTGGCTACCAAACAAGATTCACTTGTTTCGGGAACAAATATCAAGACCATCAATTCAACATCGGTTTTGGGTAGTGGGAACATCGCAGTTCAAGAAACTCTTGTAAGTGGAACGAATATCAAAACGCTGAACAACACATCTCTTTTGGGAAGTGGTAACATCGTTTTAACTGCAAACCCAAGCGGTGTGAGTGGTGCTATTCAGTTCAGCAATGGTAGTGCGTTTGCAAGTGATGCCGCTAACTTGTTTTGGGATGATACCAATAATAGGTTGGGGGTTGGGACGAATGCACCTGGACAAAGCATAGAGACAACAGGCGGTATAAGGTTAAGCGGTAGCGGAAGTCAAACTTTGGAATTTAGTAATGCTTCTTCTGCTCAATTTAGAGCGATTTTTGGTGGTTTTTCTTTTAGAAGTAGCACAGGAGTATTTATTTCTAATGTAGACGGCACTCCCACTGCACGACTACACATTCAAGGCAGCGGCTCAACATCCGCCACTACATCGCTTTTGGTGCAGGATAGTGCGGGTACGGAAAGGTTAAAATTAACTGATGCAGGTACTTTAACTGTTGTTGGAATCAATACAAGCATAGTTCAATTAAATTATATCAATACTGTTGGTGGTGTATATAGTATAATGCAAGGCAATAACGCCAATGGCAACGCAAAATTTTACCAATTTGTTTCTATTGGTACAAGTTCAGACCCTGTAGCAAGTGCAGCACTAGAAGTTGTTAGCACAACCAAAGGTTTCCTACCACCCCGAATGACAACAACCCAAAAGAACGCCATCGCATCACCCGCAGCGGGATTGGTTGTTTATGATTCCACAACTAACAAATTACAATGCTACAATGGTAGCACTTGGAACGATTTATTCTAATTTTGTAAAAAAATAAGACAATGCAAGCAATAAAAATTTTAAGCCCCGTAAACCTAACAAGCGGTTTATCAATCCCATCGGGTTCAATCGTAGTAATCGCAGAAGGTTACGCTGATGTAAAAAGTCAAAAAGACGGAATCATCCCCGCCCAAATCGCAACCTTTGTTTTTGCAAGTGTACAAGCATTGACAGAAGGCAAAGCACCGATTCAAGGTATCGAAGATTTTAACACTACTTTTTCCGGCTTAGAGTTAACCGTTGCGAGTTATGAAAGTTTATCAGCAGAAGTTTTGTTAATTAATGCAGTTGAATCAGCACTTGAAAAGATTTACCCTAATCAAGTTGAAATAGTTAATTTGTAAATAGTGAAAAACCTGAATGATACCACGGCATCCATCGCCACTGCGGTCAGCGGTTCAAGTGCTTTCATCACTTTTGCTCAAATTTATCAGCCTTTGGTTACCTTTGGGGTGGGGATTCTTGGTATTATTTCGGGCGTTTTGGCTGTTATTTATTGGAGTAAAAAAATTAATCGCATCAAATGACCGTAAAAAAACCATCCGCAAATCCGCTACCAATTTCGTTTGATCAATTCCGAAAGAATCCCGTTGCTGGGGTTGCTTTCCTTGCATTGGTAGGTGTGAGCTATTTATACTATGATGTCAAGTCATCTTACACCGAGCAACTTGAGAACTCCAACAAGAAAATTGAAGCGTTGGATTTGAAGATTGATCGTCTTGGATATGCTCTCAAGAAATCCGATTCCGCATTGGCTGCTGCCATCACAGAACTTCGCATCATCAACACCGTCAAAAAATTATGAGGTACTTTGTCATTTTGTTTTGTCTGTTCATCGCAGCCATTGAGATTGCCTTCCCAGTTGGTGCAGTTACAACACCCCCGATTGATGAGGTGGAAGCAATGTTGAAAAAGGTTGAATCAAATCTTCGTCAAGCATCGGCAGTTGTCTCCGTAGCAAAAGCCAAAGGAGAAGAAATGGTTGAAGGCAAGGTGCAAGAGAAAGAGCAATTGAAAGAAGCGGTGGTTGTTGCTGAAAAGAAAGCCGAATCTGTGGTTCAACAGATGCAAGTTGTTCAAGACCAAATGGAGGTGTATGCCGTCAAGATGGTAGGTGCTGGATTGGATACTACCACCACACCAATTGAGTTTAAAGGGAAGATCTATGATGCGTATTTGAACTATCTCTCCGAAGGTGGAAAAGAAGAGTTTGACTATTTTAGAATGTACTTATGGGAGCAAAAGTAAACATCACATCATTTCGGGCAAAACCCAAAAACAAATTGGGCAGACATACCAAGCACAAGAACAAGCATAAGAGTTCCAAACCATATAAAGGACAAGGCAAATGATAGACAAAATCAAACAAGCAATGAAGGTGAAGAACTACAAGTTCTTTGAATCAGGTGATTACAACTTAAACATCATTGGCATTCGCAATTCGGATACTGGAAGCAAGGTGACAAATGTCTTTGATGACTTGTTGACCGTGAGTTACAAAATCGGTGATGTGTGGCATTTTAAGAAATGGGCAGCGACAACCGATCCCGGCACAAAGGGAGTGAAGGAATTTCACAATGCACAAGGCGTTGCTCGTTTAGTTCCCGGACAATATCGTGGCAGTCACGCCATCGGATTGCATCAAGGTAAATACGAAGCCTTAAAACAAGCCAAACCCGTGAAGGTTTACAGAGATGCCAACAAGGATATGACCTACGACACCAAGTTAATCACCGAAGGTATCTACGGAATCAACATCCACAAGGCTGGTGCTGATTCAACCTATGTTGAGAATTGGAGTGAGGGTTGTCAGGTGTTCAAAAAGTCAGCAGATTTCGATGAGTTTATGGCTTTAGTCAAGAAGGCTGCCACCTTGCACGGCAATTCATTCACTTACACACTATTAGAAAGCAAAGATTTATGAAAAAATTAATGGAAATTTTCACGGGTGACAAAGGAGAGATGTCATCAAAACGATTCGTGGGCATTATCGGTGCTTTTGTTTTGTTTGCTACAATGGCTCATAATAGTTTGTCTCCTGCTGATATCGTACCTTCTCCAGAGTTGGTGACTGCGGTGGAATTCATCGTGATTGCTTGTCTTGGGTTCACATCAATAGACAAGTTCTCAAACAAAAAAGATTGATTGCTATTTGATAGAGATGATATTCCAAAGAATAAACTTTCACGATAACAAGTTGCCAGTTTTTAAAGAGAACAAGGCAAAGGGATTCGTGACATTTGGGGCAGACAATCTCTATCCTGATTTTCTAATTGAACTATTTAACAAATCCCCAAAACACAATGCAATCGTTTCTGCAAAAGCTTCATATGTGGCTGGAATTGGTACTGAAGTTTACGGACAAAACACCACCGACATCGCCAAAATCCAAAACAAACTCAAAAGCATCAACGCCTACGAGACCTACGAGGAACTCAAAGCAAAAGTAGCATACGATGCCGAGTTGTTCAATGGCTTTGCAGTTGAGGTGATTTGGAACAAGGCAAAGACCGCACCTTCGGAATTCTATCACATCCCTTTCAAGAATGTCCGTAAAGGTCTTGAAGGTGATTATGTGTATTGTGCTGACTGGACAGATAACAAAGCGGAGAAAATCCACTATCAACCATACAACCCAATCACAAGGGAATCCAAGCAAATTTACTATTGCCAATTTTACCGCCCCGGACAAGGCGAATATCCCTTGCCCGATTATGTTGGTGCGTTGAAATACATTGAAGTTGACACCGAGATATCTAACTATTATTTGAATAGCATTAAAAACGGATTCACGGCACAAACACACATCCAGTTATTCAAAGGCATTCCAACACCTGAAGAAGCTCGTGCAACTGCAAGGAGATTCAAAGAAAACTATCAAGGCACGGACAATGCCGGTGGGTTAATTATCCAATACAACGATCCGACAGAAAAGGAATCAGTCATCAACAATCTTCAGCCATCGGATTTTGACAAGCAATTTGACTTGTTAAATAAGACCGTACAACAAGAGATATTTGTTGCACACAAAGTGAACTCACCGATGTTGTTTGGGGTGCGTGTGGAGGGACAATTGGGAGGTCGTAGTGAGTTGATTGAAGCATATGAGATGTTTCATCACGCCTATATTGAACCCCGTCAACAAAAGATTGATGACACCTTTGCGTACTTGCTTGAACCTATCGCATCTGTTCGCTTGGAAACCATCAACAAACCACCAATCGGTCTTGACTATCAGGCGTTGTTTACCGCTGGAATCATTGACAGAAACGAAGCAAGAAAAGAGTTGGGATTTGATGAGATTGAAGAACCTTTGAATGTTGCCCTATCAAAACAAAATCCTTTTGGATGGGATGATGAAAGAGACATCAAGGTATTTCAACAATACGGAGAGAGTGCAGACAACTTTGAAGCCTACAAGTTTGAGTTCGTGGATGCCGTTGAAACTGCCATCTTGAATGTGTTGAAAGAGAACAAAGGTCTTCAAGTTGGAGACATTGTGAACATCACCAAGTTGGATGCGAAGGTTGTCGCTGATGCCATTGCTAAACTTGCCAAAGCGGAGTTGATCAAATCATACGAGGACGGATTGGAAACAACCCCGAAAGGAGTTGAAGAGGTAGACAGATTGCAAACCGAGATTGTGGTTCGTTATGGCTACGCTTTAGCCGCTGGAATCAAAGGTACTTTGGTTATCCCAACCACTCGTGATTTCTGCCGTCAAATCGTGGAAAGTAATCGTGTGTATTCAAGGGAGGACATTAACGCAATGTCTGCACAACTTGGTTACGATGTATGGAAGAGGAGAGGTGAATGGTATACCAACCCTGATACTGGAATCACCACACCACAATGCAGACACATTTGGCAACAACAACTTTTAAGGAGGATCAAACGATGACCAATTTTGTATATTTCATTTCAACCACTTACTTGAAGGACAACACCCCTTTGAATGAAAATGTGGATGATAAATTGCTGAAGTCAGCAATCAAAGAAGCTCAAGAGATTTACATCCGTGATGTGATTGGTTCAGGCATTTATAATGAGTTGCAAGTACAGGCATTCGCTGGAACATTAACCCAGTTGAATACTACCCTTTTGGATTCATACATCGCACCTTGTTTGAAGTATTACACATTGACCGAAGCAATGCTTCCAATGACCTTTAAATTGATGAATAAATCGGTTGCATCTCGTGAGAGTGACAATGCGAGGGCGGTATCTGTTGAGGAAATGACAATGATTGAAGGTCGTTATCGTGATAAAGCGGAATACTATGCCAACAGATTGAGGGATTATCTCCGCACATACACCAATGATTATCCTTTGTTCTTGAATCCCGGCAGTACATTTGATACAATCCGTCCAAAGAACACCGCTTTTGTCGGTGGTATTTATCTTCCAACTTCACAAGATTGCTTTTGGAATTATGACTTCCCCAACGAGGACAAATAAGTGGCAAAAAAACAACGAAGCCAAACTTCTCAAATTTCTCAAGAATGACACTAAACCAAATAATTCAAAAGATTCAAACGGCAGCCGAAAGCCATAA